AAATGGCATACCAAAAATTACAAGGATATAGAGCATGGCCTGTTAACAAATCAGACTTAACAGACATTCCAAACATAGGAATAGTAGGTCCAAGTGGAACAACAACATCTGCTGCAACCAAGCAACTCATTGATAGCAACGCAAACTTTACAGCGGAAACAGTTCAAACTGGTATGATCGTAGTAAATACTACAGATGGTACTCAGACAACAGTCCTGAGTATAGAGAATACAACCACGTTAAACTTGACTGATGATATTATGGCAAATGCAAAGGCTTATCAGTTATACGATGGTAATCAAGAAGGTGCCGTGTTGTATATAGGTACAGCAGGAAATTTAAAAGTAACAACCGTAGGTGGTGATGAGGTTACTTTTCAAGGAGTAAACACAGGAACTTTTTTCCCAGTGAATGTAGTTAAGGTTTTTGCGACAGGAACAAGTGCTGATAACATAATAGCTCTTTGGTAATATGCCGTCATTTATTGCCATAGGGAATTGGATAGGACAAAGAGAAGCGGGGCAAGCTCCGTTCGGAAGTGAAGATATTATAACTGAACTTTCAATCCAAATGGTTTCAGAATTAAATAGTAATGACTTAATAACAGAATAAATTAAAATAAAATGGCAGTAAAATTTTCACAATTTACAACAGGTTCTTCCCTAGCAGATATAGATTATTTCGTTGGATATAAAGGAACTGACAATATACAAGTAGCGAAGTCCTTGTTATCTGGAACTACATATACGATAGATGTTCCAGCCGGTACAGAAAGTATTAACCTAGCAGGTAGTGATGGTACGAATGATGCGATTACTCTGACAGGTGGTCAAAACATTACTTTAACAAGAACGAGTGCTAATGAAATAAATATAGCCACTACAACTTTAGGAGATACATATACTATAAAAGCGGGTGCAAAAGCTGGAAGTAGTGTTCCTTTACAATTAGATGCAGCTGCTGGAACTGACTCAGCCGTGAATCTAACTCAAGGAGCTGGTATAACGCTAACTCAAACTTCTGCTACTGAAATTACAATTGCTGCTACTGCCACAGGAACATCAGTTGTTAAGGATCAGTTTACAGGAAACAACTCAACAACAGCATTTACATTATCAGTAACGCCAACGGCAGCTGCTAATCTAAATATATTTATTAGCGGTGTATATCAAAACTCCAAAGATTCTGGAGGAGCGGCGAACTATACAGTTTCTGGAACAACATTAACGTTCACAACAGCGCCACCGACAACCGCAACAAATGGAATAGAAGTAGTAATAACACAATAACGTTTAGCTCATGGCAACAAACAAAGTAACTACAAACGTAATTGACATGAGTGGTAACACTGGAGGTCTAGTGTGGGCTAAGGGAACGACAGCCGAGAGACCAACGGGAGTTGCTGGAGACCTACGTTTAAATACAACAGATAGCAGACTCGAATACAAAGACAACGCAGAGTGGAAGAGATTCTCTGAAACAGCAGCAAGTCCGACTCCTGATTTTCAAGCAGACTTTTTAGTCGTAGCTGGTGGAGGTGGTGGAGGACAAGACCGTGGAGGAGGAGGAGGAGCTGGAGGTTTAAGAACTTCGTTTGGGAGCACGTCTGGTGGAGGAGCTTCAAATGAAAATAAATTTGATGTAGTTTTGTCAACTAATTATACAGTCACAGTAGGTTCTGGAGGTACTCCTAACACTTATAATGGCACGCCTACAAATGGAGCAGATTCAGTTTTAGGTTCAATTACTTCTTTAGGAGGTGGTGGAGGTTCTAGTGGAGGTTCATCGCCACCCGGAGCTAATGGTGGTTCTGGTGGAGGAGGTGGAACTAATTCTGATAACCCAGGTGGAACTGGAGCTGCAAACCAAGGGTTCGATGGTGGGGCAGCTGACGGCACAGATGGTGGTGGTGGAGGAGGAGCTACTGCGGTAGGAACAAAAGGAGACGGAAATAGCACACCTTCAAGTGGAATTGGTGGTAACGGAGGAAACGGATTAGCTGTTTCTATTACAGGCGCATCAGTAACCTACGCTGGTGGTGGTGGAGCAGGTTCAACTGGAACTGCTGGAACAGCAGGTACAGGCGGAGGAGGTAATGGTTGTTCAGGTAACTCAAGTTGTACAGCAACAAGCGGTACTGCAAACACCGGTGGAGGTGGAGGTGGTAACGGTGGTGGTGGAGGTGGCTCAGGTGGAAGCGGGGGCTCAGGTATCGTGATTATAAGATACCCTAATACTCGTACCATTTCAGTAGGCTCAGGTCTAACAAGTTCAACAGCTACGGATGGTAGTGATAAAGTAACCAGTTTCACAGCAGGAACAGATACAATAAGTTTTAGTTAATATGGCACATTACGCATTTTTAAATAACGACCACACAACAGAAACTCTAAGAGAAGAGCTTGATGTTTTATATAGGGAAATGGGCACACTTACATCTGAAGAGGAAAAAGATACAGATGCTATTGAAGTTAAGCAAGAAGAGATAGATGCAAAGCAGCAAGAAATAGACAACTGTCTTTGCATAGTAACAGGAGTAATTACTGGGGTGCCTGAGACGTATGAGAAATCTGCAAGAGATGAAACACTAGAGCAGGAGATAACAGATTTAGAAGATAGCAGGACAGGAAAAACATTAGAAGAAGTTACAGCCATAGAGGCTGAGATACAAGTAAAGCTAGAAGAGCTTCATGCGCTTCCACCAGAGATTATAGACAACACGGTTTACTGGGAAGGGTATTATGGAAAAGGCGGACTATGCAAAAGAACTTCTTACAATACAATGGGTGGTATTCACCAAAATGGTGGCACACCGTTTAGAAAAAATTATGCAGGAGTAGGATATACTTATGACCCTGTAAGAGATGCGTTTTACGGGCCGCAACCATTTGAGTCTTGGACTCTAAATGAAGAGTCTTGTTTATGGGAATGTCCAGTAGAAAGACCAGAGGGAGAATACTGGTGGAAAGAAGATACACAGGAGTGGGTAGATTATTTATATTTATCTCAGCCTTATAACTCAGAGCCTCCATATCCAAGTTGGTCTTGGAGTACAGAGACAGGATGGACAGCTCCAGTAGAAAAAATAGAAGGAAGAGATTACTGGTCAGAAGAAAACCAAATGTGGTTATTAAATCCAGTTGGTCCTCAACCTTATCCTAGCTGGACTATTCAGGATATTGAACCTGAAGTAGAAAGTCAGCATTTAAAGTCTGGTTGGGTAGCACCTACACCAAAGCCTAACGATGAAAATTCGTATATTTGGGATGAAGAAACATTAACTTGGATAGAACAGTAGTATGGCAATAACAAAAGTAAGCGGGGAACTAGTAGATTTAAATGAGTCAACCTCAGAGAGCGGACTAAAAATCCCTACAGGTAATAATACTAATAGACCTGCTACAGATGTTGCTGGTATGGTTAGAAACAATACCAATGAAACTTCTGATTCTTCTGCTTCTTGTGAAGAATATTACAATGGAGCGGCTTGGAAAAAAATAAACAATGTTGCACTTCCTCCTGAAAAAGTCTTTCAAACTATTAACTGGACAGGTACAGCAGCAGAACAAACAATTACGTATGCTAATTCACCTGATTTAGTACTTATAAAAAATTACGACACAAGCTCCAATAGTGACCCATGGTATTGGTTTGACTCTACAAGAGGTGCTACAAAATATATTCAAAGCGCATCAAATGCAGCCGAAGCCACAGATGCGCAAACATTAAAATCTTTCACTAGCACCGGATTTGTGTTGGGAACAAACGATGCAGTAAATGGAAACGGACACAACACTTATGGTTTTGGATTTAGAGTAAATGGAGGAGTTACAAGCTCTAATACGGATGGCTCTACTACTTCCACTGTTCAGGCTAACAACCAAACAGGTATTAGTATTGTTAAATATACAGGAACTGGTGCTAATGCCTCTGTGGGACATGGACTAGCAGTAGCCCCAACATTAATTATTATAAAAAAATTAAATTCAACTTCAGACTGGGTAGGAGGTGCTTTAGATTGGACAAAATATTTAGAGCCAAATGGAACTCCTGATTTTAGAACTGCAAATGTTTGGCAAAATACCGCCCCCACAGATTCAGTTTTTACACTTACAACGGGTGGTGATTCAAATGGAGGTGGTAATGAATATATTGCATATTGTTTTTCAGATATAGCTAACTATTCAAAAGTTGGAAGTTATAATGGAACTGGAAGTCAAGGTTCACCTAGTGTAAATGTGGGATTCAAACCCGATTTATTAATTGTAAAAAGAATAACTGGAGGACCTGAACAGTGGTGGGTTGGAAATTCTGCTACAAACTCAAGTGACCACTGGACTAACTGGATGCCTCTGCAAAGCAATGAAAGATTACAGAGCGATACTATACATTCTATAACTGTAACATCAAATGGATTTGAGCCTTACGGTACAAGCGCACTGGTAAATGCCAGCGGAAGCAGTTATTTATATTTAGCTTTTAAAATAAACTCATAATGGCAACAACAAAAATTACATCACCGGATTTATTTAACTTAGAAAGTTTAAACACTGCGTTAAAGTTGCCTAGTGGAACTACTGCAGAGAGACCGACTAGTCCAAGTACAGGAGAATGGAGATATAACACGACTACTAACTTAGTAGAGTTTTGGGATGGAGGAGAATGGAGAGATCTACAATCAGAGAACATACCCCCAATAAACAGCGAGAACTTTAATACGGTTGTATATACAGGTAATGGTTCTACTCAATCTATTACAGGGGTTGGATTTAAACCGGATTTTGTATGGATAAAGCCAACAAGCTTTGTAGACAATCATGCTCTTTCAGATAGCTCAAGAGGTGTTGATAAAAGTTTAGCATCAAACACAACTGCTGCAGAGCAAAGCTTAGGAGTTACATCATTTGATGCTGACGGGTTTAGTTTGCCAAACTGGGGTAATGTGAATCAAAATGGTGAGACATTTGTAGCGTGGTGTTGGAAAGCAAATGGAGGAACGACAAGTAGCAATACAGACGGAACAATTACAAGTACAGTACAAGCAAACACAAAAACAGGTTTTAGCATCGTTCAATATACAGGAACTCAGTCGAATGCAACTGTCGGGCATGGTTTAGGAGTAGCACCGAGCTTAGTTATTACCAAGGCTGTTGGGGCGGCAAATGGATGGCCTACTTTAGTACAAGCAAACTCTTCGACAAGATATGATGGTTTAAGATTAAATGAAGCAAATTTAAACAACTCGGGTAATGGAGCTGCATTTTTTCAAAATAAAACACCAACTGATTCAGTATTCTATTTAGGTAATAGTGATGAAAGTAATAGAAATGGAACAGCAACAATTGCTTACTGTTTTGCAGAAGTAGCTGGTTTTTCAAGTATTGGAGGATACTCAGGTAATGGGTCAGATAATGGGCCGATTATAAACACAGGGTTTGAGCCAGCTTGGTTAATGATTAAGGTTGTAACTGGAACTGCGGATGGATGGTTTATGGTTGATAACAAAAGAGATACTTCTAATCCTAGAGGTATAAGAGTATTTGCTAATTCAGACGTAGGTGATGCTTCAGAGGCAGGTGCACAAGTTGATTTTTTTACAAATGGATTCCAGTTAAGAGGTTCAGGTGCTGGGCAAGGTCAAACAAATAAAAGCGGAAGCACTTATGTCTACATAGCCTTTGCTGCTGACACTTCAGCTGCGCCAACTTTAGCGGATGGTTTTGGAATTAGTGGATATGTGGGAAATGCGTCTACTAAAATAGTTAACAATTCAGGGTTTAGTCCTTCATTAGTATGGTTAAAAGATAGAAGCTCTAGTCAAAACCATTATTTGCAAGACACCGTAAGAGGTTTAACGAGTCAAATCTCTTCAAATCTTACTGCAGCAGCAACAACTTACACAAGCAATATTACATCTTTTAATGATAATGGCTTTACTTTAGGAACTGCTACTGACACCAATGCTGAAAATCATGCTTTTGTAGGGTGGCAATGGAAAGGGAGTGCAAATCCAACGATTAACACAGACGGAACAATACAGTCTATTGTAAGCGCTAACCAAGCAGCTGGATTTAGTGTAGTAGCATGGACAGGTGATGGAAGTGCTTCAGCTACTGTAGGACATGGTTTATCAGGAACTCCAGATTTTATAATGTTAAAAGATTTAACTGATGTAGGAGGTTGGAATGGTTCTCAAGTAGGATTAGCTTCTAACGAAGGAATAGGTTTGCAATCTACTGCAGCTGCTTTTACAGGGATGGGTGGCAATGGAGGTATAACTTATGGAAATTTCAATGCTACTAATTTTGGATTTGCAACGGGCTCATCAGGTGTTGATAGTGTAAATAAAAATGGAAATAAATACATAGCATATTGTTGGAAATCAGTAGCAGGATTTAGTAAGTTTGGAGCATATACAGGAAATGGCTCTACTACGGGGCCAGTCGTAACAACAGGATTTAAGCCAGATTTTGTAATGTATAAAGCAACTGACCAAACAGGAAACTGGGGGATGTTAGATAGTGTTCGTGGAGAAACTCAGCCTATTACTGAATGGATGGGAGCAAATTTAGCAAATGAAGAATCGTTTGAATCAACTAGACAGGCAGACTTTTTAGACACAGGTTTTCAGCCCAAAGGAACTAATAGTGATATTAATACTAATGGTGCAAATTATATTTATATGGCTTATAAAATGAATCCTCCTGCTTTATCAATACCAACTGGCAAAATGGCATTTTTAAATGTTGCTGGTGGTGGAGGTGGAGGTGGAAAAACTTCTTCTGGAAACACCAGAGGTGGTGGAGGTGGAGGTGGTGGCCTAAAGACATCATACGGTACTCTTTCAGGAGGAGGTGCATCTGCAGAATCAAATATAACATTAGCTGCAGGAACTTACACAATAACAGTCGGAGCTGGTGGAGGAAAATCTACTGGGTCAGGAACTGGAATTTCAGGTGGTGACTCATCTATTGCAGGCCCATCGTTAACTACAATAACATCTGCAGGTGGTGGAGGTGGTGGAGATTTTCAAGTTCAAGGAGCTGCAGGAGGTTCCGGAGGAGGTTATGGAGGAGCTGGAGGCACAGGAACAACCACGTGTGCAGGAGGAGCTGGGACAGCAAGCCAAGGTTTTAATGGAGGTGGAGTAAATGGTGGAAGTGGAGTAGACGCTGGTGGTGGTGGAGGAGCCGGTGAATGTGGTGGGTTTGGTGTATTTAGACAAGCTTATGGAGGAGTGGGAGGCTCTGGATTAATGGTTACAATTACTAGCAATGCAAAATATTATGCTGGTGGAGGTGGAGGTGGTAGTGATTCAAACGGTCTTGCTCCAAGATTAGGTGGTGTTGGAGGTGGAGGTTATGGAGCTTCAGGACCAGTAGGAGGAGTAGGAAATATTTCAGAACCAGGTGTAGTTAACACCGGAGGTGGTGGAGGTGGAGAAGGTAGTAACGGTACTCCGGGAGATGGAGGTTCAGGAATAGTAGTTATTAGACTGAACACTTCGGATTACTCGGGAACAACAACAGGTTCTCCCACAGTAACAACAGATGGTGTTTATACAATTTTAGAATATACAGGAAGCGGAACTTATGTTCACAGTTAAAATATAAATTATGGCACATTTTGCAGAACTTGACGAAAACAATATAGTAACTAGAGTTATTGTTGTACACAACAATGAACTGTTAGACACAAGCGGAAACGAAAACGAAGCTAAAGGTGTAGAGTTTTGTTCTACGCTCTTTGGTCATACGAACTGGGTGCAAACTTCTTACAATCATAATATAAGAAAACAGTTTGCAGGAATAGGTTACACTTACGACTCAGACAGTGATGTCTTTGTTGCACCTCAGCCCTACCCAAGTTGGTCTTTAGACGATAACTTTGATTGGCAACCCCCAACGCCAATGCCAGAGGATGATAACCTATATAACTGGAATGAGGAAACTCAAAATTGGGATTTAGTTGAACTTAATAATGATGACACAGAATAACATGAATTTAGATTTTGAACCTACGGTACTTGGTATTACTGTTTTAGTAGTTAGTATAGCGGAAATCAACCAAGGGTTGCAAAGTTTATTGTTTCTTGCTACCTTAGTGTATACGATCATCAAAATTGTTCAACTGATAAAGAAAAAGTGAAATACTTTACACATGCAGAATTTGATTCTCCTGACTCTACTGACAGTGGAAGCAACATGGATGAATCTTTTTTACGTATGTTAGACAGCGCACGTGAGGCTGCAGGAACACCATTCAGAATTAATTCAGGATTTAGAACACCTAAGCATAACAAGAAAGTAGGTGGCTCAGAGAACTCATCACACCTAAGAGGGTTTGCAGCTGACATACATGTAGCGTCTAACAGCACAAGATATGTAATACTAGAAGCTTTGCTTAATGTAGGCTTTAATAGAATAGGAATCGCAGATACATTTATTCATGTAGATGCTGACCCAATTAAAACAAAAAACGTAATTTGGACGTATGCTTAAGCTTTTAAAAAAATTATTAGGATTTAGTGACTCAGGAGTTGATGGCTTAGGTCTAGAGATAAGACAGCTTATTAAGGGAAAAGAAATAGATCCACAAAAACTTATAGAGATGCAAACAGCTATCAATGAGATGGAGGCAAAGCACAGAACAATCTTTGTGGCCGGATGGCGCCCCTTCATAGGCTGGGTATGCGGGATTGCCCTTGCATATAATTTTATAATAAGAGATATGCTAGTGTGGTATATGGGCGTAGAAACAGCGCCACCTGCTCTTCAGATGGAACATCTTATGACCGTGCTTATCGGTATGTTAGGACTGGGTGGTATGAGAACGTTTGAAAAAATAAATAATAAATCTAATTAAATGGCACAATCAATGTCTGCTCTGCGCTACGAAAAACCAAAGACTCGTAGGCCAGGGGTACACGCAAAAACAAAATCTTCTAAAGTAAAATCATCTAAGTATTACCAAAAAAAATACAGAGGTCAAGGCAGGTAAATAATTTATATCTTTGTATTAATCAAATTTAATCAAATGGATATAAGAAAAGTATCAATAGGCGCTGATTATAAATCAGGAGCGATGCACTATATAGTTGGGCAGGAAGTATTAGGAAAGAATTACATCATACACTTAATACAGTTCGATCAAGAATCTAAAGGTTTTAAAATTTGGATTCAACATAAAGATGAAATACTTTTATGGAAGGAGTTCAATGTCAATATGCCTGTATCAATCGAATATAATATAAACTTTTAATGAGGTCACCTTTTTATTTTATCGTTAAGCCAGTAGATGATAAGCGATATAACAATACAAAAAATGTAAGTGGTCTTGAACTCATCACAAGTACATCAGAGGAGAATCATAAAGCTTCTAACCGAGAAGCAATAGTTGAGGCTACTCCGCTAGGGTACACTGGCGATATAAGGGTAGGTGATACACTGCTGGTACATCACAACGTATTTAAGTTTTACAATGACATGAAGGGGAGAAGGCAGAGTGGTAAAAGTTATTTTAAAGACAACCTGTTCTTTATAGAGAACGACCAGTTCTTTATGTACAAACAAGATGGACAGTGGCATTGTCATGACAGGTATTGTTTTGTGAAGCCTGCGGCAAAAGAAGATTCAATTATAATGAAGCGAGGAGAGGAAGAGCCGTTGATTGGTTATATGAAATATCCTAATAAGTATTTATTATCTAAAGGGGTAAACAAAGGAGACAAGATATCATTTAAACCAGAGAGTGAATATGAGTTTATGGTAGATGATGAAAAACTTTATAGAATGTATGACCACCAAATAACCATGGTATTATGAACTCAGATGAATTAAAAAAAGAAATCATACACGCAGGGCGTAGAGCTGTAGAGCAACTAATAAAGGTAGCGAAAGAAGATATTATAAAACCTGACCCAGATGATGAGTTGGCGGCAGATAGATTAAAGAACGCAGCAGCAACTAAGAAGCTTGCTATATTTGATGCGTTTGAGATACTAAATAAAATAGATTCAGAGGAAGAGGTAATAAACTCTGGAGGACACGTAGATAAAACAAATACAAAACAAGGGTTTGCAGAACGAAGGTCAAAATAAACTATATCAAGAATTAAGTAATTATATTCCATCTGGTGTATTTAAAAAAAAGAATACAAGCAAGACATGGCTCTATGGGTACAACGAAAAATATGATTTAGTTATTATATCTAAAACAGGTCGAATAGGAAAAATTATTAGCATTAATGGTTTGGTTATCGGTATTCCACCAGAGCCTAAAGAAGTAAGTAAAAGAGGTAAAGAAAAAAAAGATCAATATTGGGAGCGTGAAGAGTTGCCTAGAGATTTAGCTCGTATAAATTCTATATTCCAATGGAACGAAAGACCTTCTGCGTTTAAAAACAAATGGGTTGATTATATAGAGGCTGAGTTTGACAGAAGAGAGCTAGGGCATTGGTTTTATAATAATGGTAAACCTACTTATATTACAGGTTCTCATTATGTTTATTTACAATGGACAAGTATTGATGTAGGCTATCCAGACTTTAGAGAAGCTAATAGAATCTTTTTTATATACTGGGAAGCTTGTAAGGCTGACAAGAGGTGTTTTGGTATGGATTATCTTAAGATTAGACGTTCAGGGTTTTCTTTTATGGGGTCATCTGAATGTGTAAACACAGGAACTCTAGCTAGAGATTCAAGAGTTGGTATATTATCTAAGACTGGATCTGATGCGAAAAAAATGTTTACAGATAAAGTGGTTCCAATAGCTAACAGACTTCCGTTTTTTTTCAAACCTATTCAGGATGGTATGGATAAACCTAAAACAGAATTAGCGTTTAGAATTCCTGCTACAAAGATTACAAAGAAAAATATGCACGAGGTCATGGATGATGAGATGGAAGGCTTAGACACAACAATTGACTGGAAGAATACGGACGACAACTCGTATGATGGTGAGAAACTTTTACTTTTAGTGCATGATGAATCAGGTAAGTGGCTTAAGCCAAACAACATTCAAAACAACTGGCGTGTTACTAAAACTTGTTTAAGACTTGGTAGTAAGATAATAGGTAAGTGTATGATGGGGTCTACTTCAAATGCGCTTAGTAAAGGTGGTGAGAACTTTAAGCGTTTGTTTGAGGATTCAGATTTAAAAACTCGTAATGCAAATGGTCAGACTAAATCAGGACTGTATAATTTATTTATTCCTATGGAGTGGAACATGGAAGGGTTTATAGATAGGTTTGGTATGCCTGTATTTAGAAAGCCAGAGAAAAAAATTAGAGGGGTAGATGATGAGTGGATAACAAACGGAGCAATAGATTATTGGGAAGCAGAGGTAGAGTCATTAAAAAAAGATGCAGATGCACTGAATGAATTTTATAGACAGTTCCCTCGAACCGAGTCGCACGCATTTAGAGACGAGAGTAAGTCATCGCTGTTTAATTTAACTAAGATATATCAGCAGATAGATTATAATGATTCACTAATCATGGAGCATCATGTAACAAGAGGTAGGTTTTACTGGAAAGACGGAATCAAAGACTCAGAGGTTATATGGACACCAGATTCAAGAGGACGATTCAAGGTGTCCTGGACTCCCAAGAAAGGATTAAACAATGCTAAGTTTTCTAAACACGGAGTGTTCTTTCCATCAAATGAACATATCGGAGCATTTGGCTGTGACTCGTATGATATATCTGGAACTGTTGGAGGTGGAGGTTCTAATGGAGCGCTACATGGTTTAACTAAATATAATATGGATGAAGCTCCAAGCAATGAGTTTTTTTTAGAATATGTTGCTAGACCACAGACGGCAGAAATATTTTTTGAAGAAGTATTGATGGCATGTGTGTTTTATGGGATGCCTATATTGGTTGAGAATAACAAGCCTAGGCTACTCTATCACTTTAAAAACAGAGGGTACAGAGGGTTTAGTATGAA